ATGCTAGACCGTGACGATAGATTGCTACAAATTACTAGCGTACCTGCTGAAATTGGCAGAAGGCAAGGGCTTGAGTTTATGGCCGAGAATTACAGCGCATGAACTTTACTAATTTAAAGGGCGGTAAAGAGATTCAAGAATTTCTAAACACACTTGCGCCCAAAATTGAAAAATCTATCATGCGTGGCGCAGTTCGCGCAGGCGCAAAAGTATTGTTAGACGAAGTAAAACAAAACATACCAGTGCTAAGCGGTGATGCTAGAGAAAGCGTGAGAATATCTACAAGCGCACGTAAAGGCAAAGTAACGGCAAGCGTTAAGGCTGGTAACAAAAAAGTTTATTATTTGAAATGGGTCGAGTATGGCACTGCGGCTCACAGCATTACCGCTAACGGTGGCTTTCTAAGTTTTGGCGGCATATTTACTAAGTCGGTCAACGTATCAGGCATACAAGCAAAGCCGTTTATGCGCCCCGCGATTGATTCAAAATCAACAGAGGCTATCAATGCGGCTGGTGAGTACATAGGCAAGCGATTAACTAAACAAGGCTTAAACGCACCAACATTAGAGGTTGACGATAGTGAACAGTGAAAAGATTATATATAGCCTATTGAAAGATAACGCACCATTAACAGCCGTTGTGCCAGTAGGCCGTATTTATGCTGGATTAATCCCTATTAGCGCAGTATTGCCAGCAATCGCATATAACCATATAAGCACAATAGAAAATACTAGCATCGGTTTAACAACAATGAAAACACGTAGCCGCGTACAGATAACCGTAGCGGCTAAAACATACCCATTAGTAAAAAGCATAATTAAGCTAGTAAAGACAGCCTGTAATAACAAGCAAGGCACGTTTAACGGTGTGGTAACAGATAGCGTGATATTGGAAAACGTAGGCGCTGATTTCCGTGATGATGATGCAGCAATATTTTATCAAACGATAGATTTCCGTTTAGCTTATAACGATTAGATTTTTGTAGTAGAGACAGCCCCTTAAATGGGGTATTTTTTTGTACCCAATCGCCCCTTAATTGGGGCTTTTTCATTTAAGGAATAGATATGGCTGCGTTGGCAACAACAACATTATCGGCAGTTGGTGCTAACACCACTCCATCATCAACATTGACGGCATCAGACACATTTACTTATGACGCATCAAGCAATCAAGTTTTAGTTTTAAGAAACGGAACTGCTGGCGCTTTGACTGTAAATTTACTTGGCAATGCTGTTACCCCTGTTTTTGTTGCGGGGATTGGTAACGTTTCTGTGGCATCGGGTTATAGCACAGGTTCAATTGCGGCAGGTGCGACAGTGACCATTGCTTTAAATACCATTTCTGCATACCTAACAGGCACAACCGTTACCGTAACAGGTGGCACAGGCATTGCGGCAACACTTTACAGACTTTAATTCATAAAACTCTAACACAGCCCCTTAGTTGGGGCTTTTTCATTTAAGGAACTAATCATGGCAGCTACAACAAACGTTTTTACAGTCGCAGGAACAACTATTGGCGTTAGTGCATCAGCACCAGCTACTTTTGATGCGGCAGGTTACGCAGCATTAACTTACACAAGCATTGGCAATATTGAAGATGGCGGCTCGCATGGTCGTACTTATGCGGAAGTTACATTTAACCCGATTGATAATCGTGGTACTCAAAAATATAAAGGCAGTTTTAATGAGGGCAATAAAACATTATCAGTAGGCTTAAATTCTGATGATGCTGGCATGATTTTGTTAAAAACAGCCCTTGCAAGTGATAGCAATTTTAGCTTTAAGGTTACTTATCAAAACTTAGATGTTGATTACTTTCAAGCAAAAGTTATGAGCTTATCTAAAGGCACTGGTGGCGTTGATAGCATTGTTATGGCAACTATTGAGTTAGCAATTACAACAAGTTCAACAGGTGTTGGCATTGTTGAAGTTTTATCAGTTTAATAGCTTCATGGGCTAGAGCGTAAGCTGACAAGAGGGTTATCCGTTCCCTCGCCCACCTTTTTTAACGGATTAACTTTAGCCCCTTAATTGGGGCATTTTTATTTAAACGGAGTTTTACCATGAGCAAATTTGATTTATCACGTTACGAATTACTAGAGACTGCGACACTGACATTTAAAGATGTTGACGGTCAGTCTGAAATGATTGGTGAAGATGGCGAAAATCCAGTCACCATTGAACTATTTGGTTCAGCATCTAAAAAACATCGCCAAGCCGCACACAAATTAAACACAGCAACACAACAGAATTACATTGCTACGCTTAACGGTGGCGGCAAGATTGATGCCGAAAAGCAAGAAGAAATGGACAATGAATTTTTAGTGGCTTGTAGCGGCAAAGTTTCAAACTTTCCGCTTTCACCTGCTGAAATTTACGCAAACCCAAAACTAGACTACATGAAAGAGCAAGTGGCTAGTTTTTTAAAGAACAAGAAAAACTACAAGCCAAAATAAAACGCGAAGTAGTCAACTACACAAAAGTTTATGTTTGGTTAAACACAGTCCCCGATAAGCAAGAAACAACTAGATTAGAGCAACTTATTAAAACAGGTACGCCTTACAGTTTGCCTAAAATGGGTTGCGCTTATCTCTTTGAATATTTAATGCAAGCAGGGGCTTGTTTGCATAGTGGCACAGGTCGCATACCTTTAACTTGGCAAGAACTTGAAAGCTATCAGCAACAACAAGGGATAGCGTTATCGCCATTTGAATTAGACGTTATACGCACAGCTTCAAACGCATACGTTTATCAATCACAGTTATCGACAGAGCCTAACTGTCCACCACCTGACAGAGTAGTACAGCACGACCCTGAAAAGTTGGCAAAGCACATTAAAAGTATTTTGAGATAAAAGGCCTCGTTAATTCGGGGCTTTTTCATTTAACGAAAGGTTATCCATGATTGCAGGGCAAATAGAGATACAGCTATTGGCAAACGTTGCCCGATTGCAGCAAGACATGGACAAAGCGAATCGTACTGTTAGCGGTGCTATGGGAAGTATCAGCAAAGCCGTTAGCGGTGCGCAAACGCTTTTACTTGGTTTAGGGGTAGGTGTTTCATTTGCTGCGCTTATAGGCCAAGTAAACAAAGCAGTAGATACATTGGCTAAACTTGATGATATGGCGCAAAAGACAGGCTCAAGTGTTCAAAACTTATCACGCCTTCAAAAAGTAGCTAGCCAGTTCGGTCAAGATTTCAATACCATTGATGCGGCTGTAAGCAAACTAGCTAGAAACCTAGCTGGCATTGATGATGCTGGCGGAAAGACTGCTAAAGCATTAAACTCTATCGGAATATCACAACAGTTCGTTAAATCTAACGACCCATCTCAAGTTATGGTTGAAGTTGCTAAACAGCTTCAAAACTATCAAGACGGTGCAAGCAAAGCCGCACTAGCCACAGACTTATTCGGCAAAGCTGGCGTTGAATTACTGCCATATCTTAACGACCTTGCCGAAAACGTAGACAAGTATCAAGGCGCAACGGCAGAGGCAGCGGCACAATCTGCAAAATTCCAAGATATGTTAGGCGGCTTACGTGTTGAGTTTGGCAACCTAGTGGAAACAGTCACTATTGGAATGTTACCGACCCTTACAGCGTTCATTGATAAGCTAAATCAAATATTGCAATTCAAAAGTATCTTTTCTAGCGTAGGCGGTATTCAAGCCAAAGACTACGACAAAGAAATAGCCACACGCGTAAAAAGTTTAAATGAAGTAACACGCCTTAAAGATGCGTTATCAAAACCCACACTAGCAAACAAAATTAATGATGTTGTGTTTGGTGATGTGCGTGATTTGACTGTACAGCAAGGCATTTACCAAGACGAAATTAAAGCATTACAAAACCTTAAAAAGGCACAAGATGCACTAAAAGCAAGCCCTTATGTAGCGCCTAATAGTGATAAAAAGGTTCTTGGCTATGTTGGCGAAGAGGCACAGAAAGCATTAGAGGCAGATGCTAAAGCGGCTAAAGCTATCCGCGATAAAGCAAGCGAAGAAAAGCTAAAAGACCTACAAAAAGAAATTGACTTTGAACAGGACATCAAAGAAACCGTTTACAAAACTGAAATTGAAAACGAAAAGAAACAAGATGCAGCGCGTCAAAAGCTACAAGAATCATTTTTTGAAATGGACAAGAAGTATCTTGATATTCTCGATAAACTTGAATCTAAAGCCATTGATGAGCGCGCTAAAAAACAAATAAAAGCAGCAGAAGAGTTAGCCAAAAAACAAGAACAAGTTGCGCGTGATTTTAACCGTTCATTAACAGATGCTTTATTGCGCGGCTTTGAATCAGGTAAAGACTTCGCGCAAAACTTCAAAGATACGCTAATCAATATGTTTCAAACATTGATATTGCGCCCAACGATTGAAGCGGTTTTAAATGGTAGTGGAATAACAAAGGCAGCAACAGGAATAGTTGGCGGGATAACTAGCGTATTTGGTGGTAACGCTATGGCTGGTAATGGCGTGGCTACGGCTGGAATATTAGACCAGTCTAAAAGTGTTTTTGATGTTATCACTAAAGGCTTTGATTCAGCTAACGCCTCTCTAAATGCAACAGTTACAAACTTCGGTGGCTTTGTTCGTGGCATGGGGGCGTCTGGCGGGATATTTGACACGCTAGGAGCTTCAATACAGCTAAATAATGCAATGATTTCTAGTGCATTGCCTTACGCTGGCGCGGCATTAGCATTACTTCAAGGCGATACTAAAGGCGCATTGTTTCAAGGCGGTGGTGCGGCATTAGGTGGTTTAGTAGGTGGTCCAGTAGGTGGTGCTATCGGTGCGGCATTAGGTAGCGTAGTTGGCGGTATGTTTGGCGGCAAGAAACAACCACCTCGCACAGTCACACAGTTACCACAAGTCAGCGAACAGTTTAACGCACAGTTAAGCACATTACTTGGCGGCTTTGGTTTAGCCAATAACGTATCGTCTAACACGTCTTATAAAGGGCGGGGCGGTGGTAGCGGTTACGGTACATTCCAAAGCAATATCAATGGTGTAGATAGCACTTTATACACCAAAGATTCAGGCGCTTATTCTCAAGCGTCAATGGATGCTTTTGTTAATCGTGTGCTGACTACTGAATTAGTCAATGCGATTAAACGTTCTGACATTAGCGCAGGTATTAAAACGCTATTTGATGGATTGGCAGACCAAACGCAAATATCTAACATGATTCAAGCGACTATTGCTTTGAATAATGGCAATGCGCAACTAATCGAACGCTTTAACTTAACGGCTGATGCTGCTGCAAACTTGGCTAAATCTAGCGGATTGGCTGGCGAAGAGTTGGTTAATCTTGTTGCCTCACTTGCACAAGCGGCAGGTGCATTTAGCACACCAGCGCAACAACTCATTAAGTTTAGAGATACGCTAACCAGTGACTTAGGTCGCGCTTTACCAGCAACACTAGACGCTTTTGACGCAATATTAAAATCATTTGATACCACAACATCGGCAGGGCGTGATTTATTCCTGTCAATGTTCAATCTGCGTGATGAGTTTGCACAATTCACAGGCAGTTTAGACGCGATTAAAAAAGGTGTAAGCGATTCAGTCTTTGGCTTGCTCTCACCAGCGCAGCAACAAGCAATGAACAAAGCGCGACTAAGTGAAGAGTTTGCTAAGTTCAATATCGCAGTTCCGCAATCAGTACAGCAATTAATCGCAATCGGGCAAGGGCTGGACTTTACAACAGAGGCAGGGCTTAACCTTGCGTTAGCTTTCCCTACATTAGTGCAAGCATTTCAAGCGACACAGGGCGCGGTAGATGCACTAGCTAACAGCCTTAATCCTGAAAGATTCCGCACATTCTTTGACTTTGCGGTGGCTTCATCATATTCGCGTCAAGGCTTATCAATACCAGCGGCAAATATGCCTAGCTATGCAGTTGGTACTTCCTACGTTCCAAATGATGGCGTGGCAATGCTACATCAAGGTGAGGCGGTATTAACCAAGTCACAAAACACTGATATGAGCATGAATAGCGGCAAGGTAGTTTCATTGCTCGAGGCATTAGTAAACAGAGTTGGTGAACTTGAATATGACTTGAGAAGGGCAGCAGATGGCTCACAACGTACCGCTAGAGAGTTGGAAGATTTAACAAGTGGTGATTCAACTATTACTACACAGGCGGCATAAATGAAGGTACTTAAAACACTTGTTATAACAGACACAAACCTGACCAGTTCAACGGTTACTGAGGCTGATTATGCTGTATGGTCAGCCGTGACTACTTACGCGCTTGCCGATAGAGTTATCGTGCTTTCAAGTCATAAAATATATCAGTCATTACAAGCTGGCAACTTGAATCATGACCCGTTACTAGACGCCCAAAATGACCCTGATAATTTGCCTGTTTGGTGGGTAGAGGTGTCTGCTACTAATCGCTGGAAAGTATTTGACGGATTGCGCAATAACCAAGCTGTTGACGCTTCACCGATGACGTATGTAATCACACCTGACGTTGTTACTGACGGTATCGCACTATTAAACGCTGATGCCCAAGACATTGATGTGGTAGTAACGTTTGGTGCAGTTGAAGTTTACAACCAAAAATTTCCTATGGTGTCTCGCGTAGTTTCTGATTGGTACGAGTTCTTTTTTAAACCGTTTCAACAAAAACGCAATATCTACATAGACGGATT